TACTGCTGCCATCGTATTTCTCCACTCCACGACGACAGCAAAAGACTAAAATCATCTTACCCTCGTCGTTTTTGTATCTCGTTGAGCAGGTCGGGATTAGCGGCTAGTATTCTGCTTTTCTCGGAGAACGACATTTGGCCGGATTCCATCTGTGATACCAGGTCAGCCGTGTCCGTGGCGGGTGCTGGTCTGGTACTGTTACTGGTGGCTGAAGGTGGAGGGGCAGCCGTGTCCCGTTGGGGTGCTGCCTCTTTCCGTTTGTTGCGGATCGAATTTAACTCCAGGAGTCTATACCCCTTCTGTATCTCACCATCATCAAAGAATTTCTTGGCTAAACGTGCGTCTTCGACACTAACGCCGAACTGCTGTTGCATCTCCGTGACTTTGGCATCCTCTTGTTCCCGTTGTTGGTATCCCTGGAGCCTCTGCTCCATTTCAATGAAACGGGGAGCCATTTCTTGAACGGCCTGATTTATTCGGGCTTGGCCTTCGTCTTCGGAGTACTCGTAATTGGATGGCTGTTGATTGTGCTGTAGCTGCTGTTGCAATTGGGCAATCTGTTGATCTTTCAGTTGCACTTGTTGTTCCAGACCTGATCGGGCCTCTCCCAACTCGGTGATCTTCTGACTAGCGTTATTGCGTTGCTGGTCGAGTTCACCCCTTAATTGCGATAATTCAGTATCTACAGGATCAACTTCGGGTTCTGGAGTCTCGACATCAGGTGCTTCTTCCGAAGTTGAGTCGAGGTTACTCTCTACTTGCATTTTTGCTCCTTATGAGGCCCGTTGCCGGGTGTACTCGTCATTATGTGCCGGTAGCCACACCACCCGCTTGCGGGTTGGACAGCATCTCTGGCACCTGGTTAGCCAGGTCGCCGGACGGCGTTGTGCTGGCTAGTTGTCCTTGCAGAGCCTCTGCCTGGCCTAGTGCCTGGAAGATCTCTGCTTTACGTTCTTCCGATAACTCGATATTGGTGTATCGGATGAATTCTTTAACATCGAACACGCCGGACTGCACCATAGCGAAAGCGTAATTGATCTTATCGGTCTGGTTCAATGGCGCATCGGCTTTAGAATCGATCTCTACGCTGTATAGCAGTTCCCGCATAGCTTCGCTGAACAGCAGGTTCTCGCCTTCGTCGTAGGTGTTAGTCTCTCTGGGATCGTCGAACTGTTTGAACTGTTGCATCAGGCTGAGTTCCAACCGGGCCTGTCGTCTGTAACCGTCATCCATAGCCTGGATCTTAGGTGATTGACGAGAGAAGGCGTTGCTGGTCAACAGGCTGGCTAATCGGCCAGAGGCACCGGAATAAGGTTCCTGGCCTTGCAGGACTGGGCTGATGCCAGAGGTGTTCTGTCGAGTAGTGCCTTCCAACTCTTTCAATACGTTCAGCACATCGCCGGGTACTGGTGACGGCGGTATGCGCTGGATCTTGTCCAACCGTTCGACCGGGATGATCAGGCCAGGCTGGTTGGTCAGGTCTTCGTACTGAACGGCACCGTCTTCCACTAGCCATTGCGAGTTGGACATCAACAAGGAGTTGGCGATAACTGTGTTGTATAGGATGTTGACCCCGTCCTGGACTGACAGCAGTGGCTCGGCCTCAGACCGGCCATGCACAACATGCGGTATAGGGTTAGCCACATAACAGACAACTGGGAACTCGTCGTGCCAGTAGACGTTGGATTCGTCGTAGACCACCGCCTTCTCGTTGACCACCACTACCGTTCGTGAGCGGTCACTGTATTGCATCTGACCATCACCCTGATGGAAAGCCTCAGTCATACCGTGATCGGCATCGTAGTAGCACTCCAGCACTGGATACCTTCGTCGCTCCATCGGTGACTCACTGCCAGTATCACCGGAACCACCGTCCTGGAAGAAGTTGCGTAACCTTCTCATCCAGGATCGGCCCTCGCCTTTGATACCGGACTTGGAATAGACGCTATCGGCCTCGCCTTGAGCGTATTCGTGTTCGTCTAGGCCGTAGAGGTACTTAATATCGGTAGCGTCCATATAGTGACGCACGATCACGTACTTGGAGTCGTTGAGATCCTGTCGGGTTCCCATCGGATCGACCAGTACGTCTTCAAAAGGGATGATGGGCAGTTTGACCTGATTGGTGTGGCTACAATAATGTATCTTGCGATAACCCGTACCGTTGATCAGGACATCCATCAGCAGTTTGCTGACCTCTAGCCCTTCATTCCGCTTCTGGTGGGTGGCTTCCAGGATGTCTTCCATCCGGTGAGCCAATTCAGAATCTGTTAAGCCGGTCGGGATCTGCATCCCGCTCTCCGGATCGGTAATTACCCCGCTCAAGTCCGGGAAATCTGCTCGGACAAAATACTTAGGCCGAGCCTGGGACAGGATAGGCGATAGGGTGTCGATCACTGGAGCCACGATATTACGGGTCAGTCTGAACTTCCAGGACGGCACCTCGGCATCGACATAGGCTTCACCCTCATCGATCAGGTACTGGTTGCCCAGCAGGTAGAGCCAAGCCTTGCGACAGACCTTGACCCGTTCTGAGATAGCGTCCTCGGCATCATGCCGCATCTGCTTGATGCAATCGACCAGTTCGTCCTCGTCCATGATGTCCAGGAAGTCTTTATCGTTATACATAATCCCACACTGTCTTTTTGTTGCGTGACTCTCGCCACTGCTTGAGTTCGATCACATCTCTACGCCGTTGGTGCCATCGGTTAGGCCGAGGTGCTGGCAACCCTTCGTGAGCTAAAACAGCCCCGATACAGGCGAAAACACCGTCATCAAAGAAGCCGGTTCGGGTCTGGCCCTGAACCCGTTTCTTGCGCTTATTGATAGCTTGAGGCCGACCGTTAATAGTCACGAAAGTCGAAAATTCGCTTAATACGTCTTCGTTCCATAGCTCCAACTCACCAGAATTGAAAGCGGTCTGCAATAGGGCCACCCCCATCCGTCGAGAGGTGGAAGTGTTACGCCAGCCCAACCGTTCCGACCCGCTCAAACCCACATCCTTCTCTCGCAAAACGTGAGAGCAGCCTCGTTCAGTCAGTAACCTGTTGACCGAACCGCCGTCAGCGTTGGATTCCACCAACACTCTAGCATCCTCGTAGTAGAGGCTCATCATGCGGATCTGATCCACGAACTCGTCGATATCCACCTGCCGACCGTCCCGACCTTTCAGTACCGCTACAATCTCCATCGGCAACCGTTTCATCACTACCGCACAGGAAAAGTCGCCAGTATCCAGCCCTTCAGCCACGTCAGCACCGATCACATAACCAGAGAAATAGTCTGGTTCCGGTGGTTTGTGCATGGTCACGATCCCGTTCTGCTGCGGTCGGAACTGGACACTGCCGTGCATATCGAACAGGGTACCCAGGGCCGGTTCTTGCGGTGATCGACCACGCAGGTTATCTATCCGAGCCATATCGAAAATACTGAGAGCCGCTGTCTTGAAAGCCGTCTCCCAGGTAGAAGGGTATTGGCGGTCGAACTCGTCCAGAGAACCCTGGCATCGGTTACGGATAGCCGCTCTGCGCCAGTTGAGTGCTTCCAGCGACAGGCCGTAAGCCTCCAACAACACCACTTCGTCACCGTAAGGCGACTCGGTACTATCGCTCAGACCCTCTTTGAACAGTTCAGCCTCGTCCTGGTTAGGGAACGGAGTACAGTATTCGTCGTGGTCGAACCAGGGGATGAACAGAGCCTCGAAATCGGACTTCTCTTCTACCGCTCGTATCCACTCCTGATAGAAATCGTCACCGTGCTGATTGGCCGTAGTCTCCAGAAAGATGGCCGTGTCCTGGTTGTCCGGCACGGTCTGGTACAACATAGCCAGTGTCTCCGACAGAGCGGTAAAGAAAGCCGCTTCCGAGCAGTGGACTAGGTTATAGGTAAAACTGGTGATCTTCTTCTCACCCTCGACTCGGATCTGTGAGTTGAGCGGGTCAGAGAACTTGAGCAGGGTGCCTTCACGGGTGAAATCCCTGGCGATCTCGAAAGGCAGGTTGTCGGCGAACCGTTTGTAGACCGAGAAGATGTTACGAGCCGAACCGGACTTCTCTTCGGTGATGATCAGAGCGTTGGTGTTGGCCTCACAGATAGTACGCAGGAAGCAGTAAGCCCCGATCCCAGTGGAAGAGCCTTGCTGTCGGCCTTTCAGTTCCAAGATCCTGACCGCTCGACCTTCGGCACTCATCTTGTAAGCCATCTCGATGATCTTGACCTGGGTCTTGTTTAACTCCAGCGGCACGATCATCCGGTTCTTGTCCTGGATCTTGAGCATCGAGACACAGGCCGTCATCATAGTCTCTGGACTAGCCACCAACTGACTTGGATGGCTCTGATAGATCGACCTAGCTGTTCGTGCTAACCACTTCTCCCGTTGCTGGGGTGTTAAATCCCCCAACTTGGTGGAA